CGTGATGGATCTCACGGTGCCGGTGATTATCAGCGACGCGTGGACGCAATCCCCCTAAGGAGCAAGGCTATGGCAACAGTGAAACAGCTCAAAACGCAACTAGACGACGCAGGTATCGAGTACCCGGCAGACGCCCGAAAGTATGAGCTGGAGTCGCTGCTCGACGCCGACCCGGGGCCGGTTCCCGAAGAGGTACCGGGCGAGACTGCCCGTTCCTACGAGGACGTTTCGGGTCTGTGTCGTCAGTGCGGGAAGCTCGCAGACCACAAGCATTTCGGAGTGTAGGCCATGGCCAAGCAAACAGGACTAGGCGACAATCTCTACGTCTCTGGATATGACCTATCCGGCGATGTAGGGTCGCTCTCCCGCGTGGGTGGCTCCGCCGACTTCCTCGACGTCACCGGGATCGACAAGTCCGGCTGGGAGCGGCGGCTAGGCAAGCGAGACGGCGGTATCACGTTCATGTCGTTTTTCAACGACGCCACCGGACAAGCACACCCCGTCCTCTCAACGCTGCCCACCGCCGACCGTCTCGTGTCCTACATGAGAGGCACCACCCTGGGCAACCCGGCAGCGTGCCTCATGGCCAAGCAGATCAACTACGACCCCACCAGGGGCCAGGACGGATCGCTCACCATCGACGCTCAGACGCTCGGAGCCGGCTACGGCCTGGAGTGGGGCACCCAGCTCACAGCGGGCTCCATCCAGCACACGAGCGCCACTGCCGGTTCTAGTGTCGACTTTGGAGCTTCATCTAGCTATGGACTCCAGGCATACCTGCATGTGTTCTCGTTCACCGGCACGTCGATCACTGTTGCCATCCAGGAGTCATCGGACGACGGGTCCGGCGACGCGTTCGCCAACGTGACTGGCGGCGTGTTCACCGCGGCGACTGGCGTAGGGTCCGAACGGATCGCCACCGCCAACGACCTCACCGTCGAACAGTATTTGCGAATCAACACCACGGGGACGTTCTCAGAATGCACGTTCGCTGTCGTGGTGGTTCGCAATGAAGTAGAAACCACCTTCTAAAGGAGGGCCAACATGGCCAAGGAAACAGGGCTCGGAATATCGGCCCTCTCAGTGGACGACGCGGGCGGGTCGGCCCGCGACATTCGCAACGACATCACCAACTTCACCGTGGCCACCCCGCGGGGAGAGCAGGACGTGACCGGGGTCGACAAGTCCGCCATGGAGCGGCTACTTCTCCGGGCCGACTGCACCTTCACCCTCAACGGAGTATTCAACGACGCGTCGAACATGTCCCACGACGTGTTCAAGACAGTCACGTCCACCTCTGTCGAGCGTACCGTGACGTGGACCGTCTCAGGGCAGACGCTGGCGGTCGAGATGCTGTTCGGCAACTACGACCTGACCAGGGCGGCTGACGGGTCCCTCACATGGACCGCGACTGGGAAGCTCTCTGACGGTACCGTTCCGACCTGGGCATAGCCGTGGCATCCATGGCCTTCGAGGTGACCCGGGACGGCACTCTCGGGAGGGTACAGGTCGAGGTGTCGTTCGACCCGTCCCAGTTCTCCCTTCGAGAGCTGCTGCGGGTAGAGGACGTAATCGGCCCCGACGACGCGGGCAGGTTCCTACGCGGCGAGCTTGATGTTACGCCGCGTACCCTCCACGCGGTGATCTACACCAAGCTGGCGTCACAGATTCCGGGTCTGGAGCCGCACGAGTTCGACATACCCGCCGATGTAATAGCGCAGGTCGATTGGAGCTAGCCCGATGGCAGCTGAAGTCCTAATCAAGTTCCTTGGGGACTCCGCCCAGCTGGGGCGGGTCGTCAACGGTATCCGCCAGGACACCCAACAGATGGATACCGGGTGGCAGCGCGCCGGTAAGACGTTGGGTAACCTCAAGCTGCCCGCCATCGCTGCTGCGGGTGCCCTCTTCACGATGGCGCAGAAGGCCGGGGCAACCGCCGATGCGCTGTTAGATATGCAGGAGCAGACCGGAGTCTCTACGGACAAGCTCCAGGAGATGCGGTATGTGGCAGACCAAGCGGGAGTGTCGCAGGACTTCTACGCAGAGGCTGTCAATGAGGTCGTGAAGGCGCATGACAGGATCGCTAGGGGTACTGGTCCCGCTGCCGAGGCGCTCGACACGCTCGGGATCTCTGCCCAGAACGCAGACGGGTCGCTACGGGGCGCACAGGAGATCACCGACGACGTGATGAACGCCCTACTGGGCGTGGAAGATGCCTCGATGCGTGCCGCCCTCGCTGAAGACGTGTTTAAGCGCAAGGCCCAAGACATGCTGCCGGTGCTCGGCATGGGCGCAGACGGCATAGAAGCGATGAGAGACCGGGCGCATGAGCTAGGGATCGTCCAGTCCGGCGAGGCGCTCGATGCCGCCAACGAATACCGGCAGAGCATGGAAGAGATGCAAGCCAAGGTTATGGCTCTCACCCAAGAGCTAATGGAATCGCTCATGCCCGCCCTCACTGACCACGTTATCCCGGCACTGGAATGGGCCATCGACATTGTGGGCGACTCAGTGGAAGGGTGGTCACGCCTCGGAGAGGCCATAAACCAGTTTGCGTTCGGGGCCGTAGAGGACCTGGGCGAAGTTGGGGAAGTCGCCCCCAAGGAATTTGAGCGCATGTCAGAGGCCGCGGTCAGGTTCCGGGGCCGTCTCGGGGAACTCCACCGGGAACAGGGCGACTATCGGGCATCCATCTTCGAGATCAAAGACGCGTTCGATGCCCAGGCTGCCGCAGCCAACACCGCCACGACCGCCATCCGAACCCAGGCCGAAGAGATGCGGAAAGCCACTGACCCTGCCTTCGCCCTGTACAAGGCGAACGAGGAATACAACGCCGCGCAGCAGAAGGTCTCGGCCCTCGAAGCATCCGGAAAGACCAACACCCAAGAGTATCGAGACGCGGTCGGAGACCTGCTCTCCGAGCAAGTAGACCTCAACGCCGCTACCGAGGAGTACGAGGCCGTAGCCGGAGACGCTGGCACCATGCTCTACGAGCTGGGCGAGCAAGCCAGGATCGCCAAAGAACACGTCGACGACTTCCGGTACTCGCTCGAACACCTGAACCGCGTAAGCATTGACCCCAAGTACATCGGCGTCGACATGGACGACATCTGGCGCCAGCTCCGAATCTACGAGGGTGGAGGGAACACGCCAATATGAGTATGACATTCGGACGGATCACCCTACCCGCCTACACCAAGCTGGTCTCACGCCGCAACAGCTCGGGCAACGTCGACCGGATCACCGGATGGCTACGCGCCGACACGCTCGCCGCGACCAAGGTGCTCCGCACCGAACTAAAGGGTCACGAAGGCCACTTCATCGCCATCACCGACAGCACCGACTCAGACATCGACGGGTTCTACACCGTCAACCAAGTACAAGTCACCTCAGAAGCCAAGACCAACTCGCTCCAAAACACCGGCCTGTTCGAGTTCGACGCAGCAGTCGAGTTCCACGGCCGCTACTCGTCCACCGAGATCCAGTCGATGCTGTCAATGGTCGACGCCGCCGAGGACTTCTCAACCACCGAATCATTCTGGTGGGCACCAGCCATCGGAGCGCAAGCAGTCGACGCCGGCGGAGCCACTCCAGTTATCGTTGACCGGGACGGCGCAGACGGCACCATCTCCGTCGCCACCGATATGACCGCGGGCACTAACCCCACCTGGTCGATCGACCCGTCCAACTACTATGACGGAGCGGTCGAGCTCTACGCCGACGGAGACACCCTCCGCACCGGGCTAGAGATCCCGATGGACACTACCGACTGGTACATCAGTAACGGACTGATGCAGGTACGCGCCGCCGCGTATCAGTCGACCAGCGACGGCAGGATTCAGGTCCGCTTCCATGACGGCACCTCCTGGAGCGACTGGACGTCGATCTACCTCCGCTGGGCAGGCACGAACAACGTCCCATCGTGGAACTTCATCTCGGTACTAGTCAACACGCCCGAGCAGGTCATAGTCAGACTAGTTAGGGACGCAGCCGAATCACCGTTCTCCACCACCGCCAAGCACGAACTCGACCTCACCCTCCGCCGCGGCGGCAGGTTCGTCTCCGGCCTCTACAAGTTCACAGGCTCAGCAGCCACCCACGCTCTCCAGTCGACCGAAATAGACACAGCAACCAGGCCAGGCGGCACCGCGTCATACGTCTACCTCGACACCAACATCTCCGGCAACCGAATCGTGTACGGCTGCCCCAAGGACTTCACCCTATCGGGGCTGGAGATCCAGCTCGACTCCACATCGCAGCACATGCCGTTCTGGATCGGCGCTGAAGTAGACGAACCGGCTGGGGCCGGGAACCAGGACGCAGACCTAGCTGAGCAATTCGTCGGCCAGGTAGCCGAAACCGTCCGACCCAGCAGGAGGTAGGCCGTGGCCATACGCGAGGTATACCAGGGGCCGGGAAGCTTCACGGTAGAGATGGGAGTCGCCACCCCCCACCTAATGAGCA